TAAGGAGTCCGAAGAAACTCGTAAGGCAATCCTTGATAAGGCAAAGCGTGTTATGCCTTTGTATAACAAGGGGGGTCTCCAGGTTCTAACTGACTCCGACGACCTCAAGGCACTCAATAAGGTGGCACGATGAAAAAAAAGTTCTACCCTTTTTGGATAAAAATATATGAAGATCATTATGGTCCACTTCCTAAAGACGAAAAAGGAAGAAAGTATGAAGTCCACCATAAAGATGGTAATAGAGAAAATAATGATCCGTCTAACCTGGAAGCAATAAGTATAACAGAACACTACGACCAACATTATGAAAAAGGTGATTGGTTGGCCTGTTTAGGATTTATTGATAGATTATATAAACATGAATATATTGATTATAAAGAAAGAGATAAGAGAGAACAGGAACTAAAGAAAAAGACCAAGAAACTTACAGGAAAGTGTCCTCACTGTGGTAATCCATATAAACTATTAAATTGGGGATTACTTAGACATATTAATCTTTGTAAGAAAAATCCTGAGGCTATAGATAATATAAAAGCAAAAGAAGAAAGAAGAATGGCAAAAAACCAAATTAGAATACAATTTGAAAGGGAAAGTAATGAATGGCGCCGTCATAAATTATTTCCTTGGGAGATAAATGATGACTGATCTTGTAAGAAAACTCCGTTCATATCCATCTTCAACTTGTAAAGATACGGACATTCATGATGCCGCAGACCGTATAGAGGCTCTCCAAAAATACATTGCTAAGTTAGAGGATGATGGTTCCAAATACCGTAAGGCTCTTGTCGAGATACAAATGAAGGCACAAGATACTGTAAGACCAATACCATTCCAGGAGGAGGAAGATAATGAATAAGTTTACTCTTGAAATAGACTATGATATTATGGATGAAATCACTCGGCAAAATCTACAAGATGCATATAGAATTGCCGAAGATGATGAAATGCGTAATGCTTTTGACATTGCGATACGATACTTTTCTAATGATGTTCAGTATGCAAAATGGGTTGAGGAGAAAGTGAAATATGTCTAAAATCGTATTGGTAGAAACTGTAAGCACCTTTCGTCATATGTATGCCATAGAGTTAAGAGATGAACATCCAATTGAGTATGCTCTTGATAATATAGTTTGTTATGCTACTGGTGGTATAGAAAATGGATTACAAGAGTTTGCCCAGAACCATATCGCAGAGGATACATTCTCTCATCGTGAAATCACCGAAGATGAATACCTGAAAATCTTTGATAAGGAGAATGATTATCTAAAAGAATGGACTGCGGAACAGAAAAAGCAGTATATCTATAAAGGTGAGAAATGAAAAAACTTACTGTAATCCTATGTTGGTTGTTCGGGTTCATCATTCTCGGACAACTATCATTCATCCTGTTCCTTGAGGCCGTCCGCTCTCAACATGTGGAAACGACCATCAAGCAGGAACGCTATACTAAATAACAAACCATGTTAGACGAAAGAATAAAACTCGCTGTCACTTTGTTTCTTTGTTGGGGCCTTACGGTTGTAATACTGAAACATGTTGTTATCTATATGCGTTGGTATTGATGTTACGCAAGTGGCATGATACCAACCCATTTCTATTTGGAACTATCTTTATATTTTTATATGGTGTCTTAGACATAACAGATAGCAGATTGTTCATACCACACATTAGACCAGTATGTAATGGAGAATTAACGGATCAGCAGGTTAGAGTATGTTCCAATTGGATCCGATCAATCAAAAAGGAACAGAACAATGTTCGAGTTAATGAACGACGACCTGGAGGAATGTATAGAGTTCCTACGACAGATGGAAAAGGCGAATGGTTCAGATCGTTGGAGACTTATGGCAGAGTACCAGATAAAAAATCTTAGAGAAGTAGAAAAAACGGTTGAACTTTGTAATCTTTTGTGCTATTATTATGGACGAGTGAAAGAAGGAAAGGATTTATAAGATGCTGCTTGCCTTTCTAATAACAGGCTCTCTAATATTGAGTATGTTTATCAATACCTTCATTAGAGGTTTTGTATATAGTAATGTAGTTGATCAGGAAGATACCGATGAAGAAACAAGTATTGGATTATTATTGACGGCTATTGGTGTTATCCTAGTTAGCAATATGATACCTTTTACATTGGGAGCAATCATTGGACTTTACGCAATACTCTGATAAAGATCGTCAATTTATTTTGGAGATGGCAGAACATGTCTGGCAAATCGTCAAAGGTTATCCAATTCCCGATTGCTACTCAGAAGAAGATCGCTTGTCAATCTATGAGCGGTATTACCATAGGGCAGTTGCCCAGTCGCAAGGAGAATAATTATATTTACAGCCTTCTTGGAGGTTGTTTTGGTGCGGCATTAATGATAGGATTGTTTTGGTCTGCCGGCCTTGCAATCGCAAGATAAGGAGTAATATATGAAAGAGTTAGTTTTCGCAGTTATCAGTATTTGTCTATCTTCAGGTGAGTGTCAGAAACATCAATTGAAGGTAGACCCTAAGGTTTGCCACTTACGTCAGGTTGCTGCTAAGGTGCCTATGGACGGTGAATGGAAAGATGCGGTAATTAATTTTAAATGTTAGGATGAACAAATGGAAGTAAATGATAAAGTATCATACCCTGCTGTGAATGAGGCCTACTGCCTACTTACGGCATATCTAAGGGAAGATGGAAAACTTGGTGCAAAGTATAATAAGGAAGATTTAGCAGAGTTTGTAAAATTTCTTGCTCTTATACTAAAGCATCCAGATAATTTTGTCGGTGTTGACCGCAAAAAGAAGGAACATCATGCTGATGGTTCCTTGAAATTGCCTGACGTTGAAGAACATGACGGTACAGGTTTAGCATGAAGGAGAAATAATATGGCTACAGTTGATACAGTTGTTGATGCATATCGCACCTATCTAAAGCGTGAACCTGATCCACAGGGTCTAGCATTTTGGATGGAAAGTTATGAGAATTTTGTTAAGGACTTTGGTGAAACAGGTGCCGTAGCAAAACTAAAAGAGTATTTTTTGGATTCGGAAGAATATAAGACAAACTTTGGAGGTAAGTTATAATGAATAAGTTTTTGATTACAACGGCAATTGTTCTCGGTCTAACAGGTTCAGCAATGGCCCTTACAACACAGGACGAGACACACAATGGTAAGACAGTTGCCGTTCCTGGTGCCCAGAAGAGTCGTGGTGTTTTCGCTCCTGCTGCACAGGTTACACCGCATGGTATGGTTGTAACTGCTCCTCCGGGTGCTGATGTTGATGTTGATAACGATGGTGGTGATATTCAGATTGATATCGTTCCTCGTGGTAGTTCTCGTGGCCTTCTAGGTGTCGGTTTTCTAGGCCTATAAATAATCTTGTCTCCCAGACAAGTGCACCGTCAAGCCGGGAGACGTTAAAATCCCCGGCGCTTATTCAATTATCCTAAATAGAAGTGCCTTCGGGCTTCTTTATAAAGGAGAATATGATGTCATTAAAGAATTTTTCAGCTAACTGGAAGACTACAGTTGTTGGTCTTATTCCACTAATAGCATATGGACTAAAATATGCTGGTGTATGGCCGGAGTCAATGCCTCTTCCACCATTGGACGAAGTATGGCCTTTCCTACTTTCAATCGTTGGTCTTGGCGTTGCTGCCAAAGATGGTAACGTCACAAACGCTTCTCATCCAACAGATCCGTCAAACGTCTAATCTTCTATTTGGGCCTTAGCGTCCGTTAGATATTTTTTGATGGCATCGACGGAGTTTTTACAACGAACATTGTTCTTATAAAGTTCAACAATCGTTTTAGCTACGTCGGTGTCATTTAGTTTTTGCCAATTTGGCCATTTAGTTTTTATTGGGCAGTCATACATTTGTTCTGGTGGGGTTACAACTTGAAGTTTGGTTGTTGGTAATGAGGTGGATTGGCAACCTGCTAATAATAGAAAGAGAACTAATGTCTTTTTCATTGTGATAATTCCTTAAATGTTCTTTTGAGAACCTCTGAGGATTCTTTTTGGTCTTTTGGTTGATTGTTAAGATATGCTTCCAAGTCACCTAGTTTCTGATTAAGATTAATCTCTTTATTCTTTAGATCAGAAATCAATTCATTACTTTCTTTGTTCAGAGCATTTAGATCCGTAATGGTTTTTTCTTGATCTTTTAACTGCTGCTCTAATTGTAAAACTTTTAATCTATTGAGGGCTTCTTGTTCTACAGAGTTCTTCCAGAAAAAATAACCACCACTCAATACGGCTGTTATGAGAGCCGAAAGGATAAGATTAATGGTTGTAGAATTAAAAGGCATGTTGACTTCTCCACCAGTTCTGGTATAATATATAGGTAGAAGGTGGGAAATGATTATCTGCTCCTGTAATATCATTACCGAAGATAACATTAAAGAATGTTTAAACGGTAAGGAACGCCAACCATCTGTTGGTACTATTCTAAAAGAACTTGGGTGTTCGCAAGTGTGCGGATCCTGCTCCAATAATATTATAAACATTGTGAGGGAACATTATGAAAGTTCGGGATTTACTAAATAGATGTGTCGGTCGCAGGATTGCCGTCCTCACCGACTCTAACGCTAAACAGGAGCGCCAGCATGTCTATTTATTGTCCCCTATCAGAAGCCCTCGGCATATCTTTTGATCCATCCGACACTCTCACTTACGATCCTGACAAGAAGATTTTTGATCCTGAATACATGGGTAATCATGGATCATTAAACGCTTTTTATGGCAAAAAACATACAGAACAGACTAAACAGATCCTACGAGAAAAGAGAAAATTACAAAAAAGTTCAGGATGGAAATGGTCAGAAGAATCCAGACTGAAGGCTTGTCAAAGGAAAAGATCAAAACATTCCGAAGAAAGTAAAAAGAAGATAAGTGAAAAGATGGCAGATAGAAAGAAACCTATAGTCGCCTGTCCTCATTGTGGTAAAGAAGGTGGTTTTCCTCAAATGAGACAGTGGCATTTTGATAATTGTAAGGAGAAAATGAAATGCGTGTTTATATAGGTCCATATTATAAGTGGTGGGGTGTTTACCAAACCGTAGACCTACTACAAAAGGTTGGTATTAGTGAAGGTACCTGTGATAAGATTTCTGATTGGATATGTGAACATACACCTGCCGAGGATTTCTTTCAGATAATAAACAAGATTACCGGTGAACGCAAAATCAAAATCCGTATTGATGATTATGATACTTGGAGTATGGATAATACACTCGCACTCATTACTCTTCCTATGTTAAAACAACTACAAGCAACCAAACAAGGTTCTGCTATGGTTGATGATGAGGACTTACCAGAACATATGCGACATGATCTAGGTGATCCCTATGGCCACGATAGATGGATTCATTACAAGTGGGAATGGGTTCTGAAAGAAATGATCTTTGCCTTTGAGAACCTGCTTGATGAGGATTGGGAAGATAAGTTCCGTCATGGTGAACCAAAGTATGAGTTTAAACCACTTGATGGTGATTTCTCAGAAATGATACAAACAAATCCAGATTTTTGGGTTGACATCGATGGCCGAACAGAGTATAATAACAGAATAGATAACGGACTAAGATTGTTTGGTAAGTATTACCGTGGCCTATGGGACTGAGGAGATTGATATGCAATTCCATGAAAAAGATATGAAGATTACCGCTGAAGAGTTCAAGCAGCGTGCCTTTGATGGAAAATGGGAACGGATCGTAAAGATCATGGACCTAGATAATTCTTATTCATTCGTGGGTGAGAGTGGTAGCCGTATGACCCATATTCCTGAGAAGTGGGTGACGGTTGGTGTATATGACTACTTAATGGAGATTGTAGACTAATGGCTGATATTAAAAATTTGAAAATAGTTCACCTTTCTACAGGTGAAGAGATACTAACAGAGATTTTGGAAGAGAATATTTCTGTAGTAAAAGTTAAGAATCCTGTCCGTATTGTTGTTGTTCCAAGTAAGACAGATCCAAAAAATCCTTCTGTTGGATTCGCACCCTTTTTACAATGGAGTGATGATAAGACCTTGACATTAAATGCAAATCATGTTATGTTAACCTCTACACCAATCACAGAGTTTATTAATCAGTATAACGGAATGTTTGGTGGTCTCGTAGTTCCTCCAAAATCAGGATTGATCACACCATAATGAATAAATTTTATACCAATGTTGAGGTATGGGGTGGAAAGATCCTATACCGAGGTATTGAACATGGGAGAAGGGTGCGACACAAAGTCGAGTATCATCCTTCTCTTTTTGTACCTTCCAACAAACCCACAAAATATACCACAATCTATGGTGAATACTTGGGTAAAGTGAAACCAGGTACAATCCGTGATGCCCGTGATTTTGTTTCGCAATATGATAATGTGGAAAACTTTAAGGTATATGGTAATACTCGTTATCAGTATTGCTTTATCGCCGATGAGTTTAAAGGATCGGTTGATTGGGATATTTCTCTTATCAAAGTGGCCAATATTGATATCGAGGTTGGTGAACCTGATGGTGGTGGATTTCCAGAACCTGATAAAGCTGATGGTCAATTGACTGCAATCACCACCAAAATGGATGGCCAGTTCACCACCTTTGGTTGTGGAGTTTATTCACCCAAGATTGGATCTAAGGTTACCTATATCAAATGTGCGGATGAGTTTGACCTTATTCGTAAGTTTCTTGGTTGGTGGCAATCAGAATATCCAGATGTAATCACAGGTTGGAACGTCCAGAACTTTGATATACCCTATATGGTCAATCGTATTCGCAAACTAATGGGTGAGAATGAGGCTAAGAAATTATCTCCGTGGGGTGTAATCAACGATAAGATGGTTGACCTTGGTATGAATAGAAAGATTAAGTCATATTCAATCCTTGGTATTGCTACACTTGATTTGCTTGACCTATACCAACGATATGCTCCTGATGGTAAGTCACAGGAGTCCTATAAGTTGGACAATATCGGTCATGAGGAACTTGGTGAACGAAAACTA